AGTTCAGTAGTGTTCCTGCTGATAGTTCAGTAGACTTTGTTTGTCCAAATGCAGGATTTGGTAATTACATGGCCAACCGTTTAGTTGTTCCTAAAGCTGATGACTCTAGCACTACTGTGGCATTCAGTGATACTTTCGAGCCTAACCAATTTGATAATCTAAACACTTATTTCTGCAATAAGGGAACAAATGATAAAACCTTGGCGATTATACCTTATGCGGAAAACCAAGCACTGGTTTTAAATAACAAAAGCATTCACATAATTAATGGTACGCACTTCCTCGGAGAAAGTTCCACAAATTTTGAAATCACTAGACAGTACGGAGTAGCTGGAAGTAAAGCATATGTTCAGAATGGATCGTACATATATTTCATCAGCAACGAAGGTAACATACAAGTTCTAGTGCCTTCGTCAGATCCTGCAAAAGGTCTTGGTTTAGCAATTAGTAAAGTAACCTTAGACCAAGAACCATTAAGCAAGCCTGTCACTCCTGTAATCAACAGAATAAATGCATCAGCACTGGACAAGAGTGTCGTGCATTACCACAAGAATAAAGTTTATTTTGCTATTCCTATCGATGGTGCCAGCCAGCCCAATGCTATCTTGGTCTACGATTCCTTGCTAAGTACATTCATATCTCTGGATACATTTAGTAATTCAGGTCAGTGGATTATCGATATGGAAAGCTGGGGTGATGACATGTACCTGCTGACTAATCAAGCACTTTATAAATATGAAGACAGTGATAGTCAGCAAGATGACACCTACAATTTTGTGACCAAATTTAAAACCAGAAATTATTTACTGGGCAGTAGAGGAATTAAGAATTTTAAATCTGGATCGATTTCTTACACAGTCACAAATGGGACCAGATTGAAGGTCGATGCAAATACAGTAGACCCAGATCAATCGACTACAGTGAAGGAAGAAGTTTTCTCTACAGCAGGAGACGCAATAGCTAGATTTAATTTACGCAAGCGTGGATACAGTACATCCATAGAAGTCACTTCTGAGTATCAACCAGCAAAGTATAAGAGTGTGCATTTAGAAGCATCTTACACTAGCAACACGGTGGGGGATTTTGAGTAATGGCTAACAAGGCAACAGTTACTTTAGAAAATGCTCCAGTAGGGATCGAATTTAATCCTGAGCTTCTACGCAGAAATGTAACCCCAGAAGTAACAGTTCCAACAGACTTAGTTGGCAATGTCACAATGGACACTGTGCAGATTACAAATGATCTTACAGTCACTGGTACAATTACCAGTCCAAGCATACGGACATTTCTGAGACAACTGGATGATGTGGATGATGCTAATCCACAAGACTTATCAATTTTACAATACGATCTTACCCAAGCAAAATGGGTAGCACGAACAGAGACAGAATTTTTCGATGCTACTATTGATGCAGGATTCTCGGACACTGTTTATGTGCAAGCATTCGATTTAGATGGAGGTTTTGCATAATGGCATATCGCAGAATTATTTTACGGAGAGATGTCCCTAATAACTGGCAAACTAATAACCCAGCCTTGCGTCAAGGTGAAGTGGGGGTTGAGATTGATCAGTCTGGTAGTGGGTACAATCGTATGAAAGTAGGAGATGGTTTTCTTTCGTGGAATGACCTGCCTTACATCGATGATGCAGGGTTGGATATTTTACGAACTGAATATGGGGATGAAGTAACATTTGAATTAGGTTTAAACTCAACATTAACATAAGGAAAAATATATATGTCAGCAACAGATATACTGGGGAAAATTGGTGAAAAAGTAGGATCGCAGATCAATACTTTAAGCACTGATCTTAGCACAAACTACGCAACTAAAGTAAGCTTAGGAAATACAAACACAAATGTATCTACTAATGCTTCTGATATTGCATCACTAGATAGTACAAAAGCAGATAAAGTTTCACTCGCAAATTATGCGGATGGTACATCTGTTTTTAGCTTAATTAAAGGAACGCGAGCAGAACTTGGCTCACTCAAAGTGAGTGGAGAAATGACTGTTGTTAATACACAGACGGTTGAAGTGTCTGACAATTTTCTTGAGCTTAATAAAGCTGAAGATGGTACAGAGACAGCACAAACTTCTGGTATAAATATCAATCGTGGATCTAGTTCAGATAAAGCATCTTTGACTTGGGATGATGCGGTATCAAAATTTAAATTCCTTTTAGGCACAGGTGACGCGAATCTTTCAGCAGGAACAATCGAAGCTGATTTGACTGGTGATGTTACTGGTGACCTCACTGGATCTGTTGACGCATCTGCATCTGGCAAGACTGTAAAAGTTGGCTCAGGTGCTGGCTTGCTAGTCAATAATGTTGAGCTTGGTGATTACGCTAGTTTTGAGACTGAGTTCTTAGCAAATCTGTAATGTCGATCTTAGGGCAGATAGGCGCCAAGGTAGGGACTGAGTTAAGTTCTCTATCTGATCGTGTATCTGCCCTAGAATCATCTGATAGTTATTCTGAGACTACTTACACCAATGGCCTTGTCTCGCAGATTAGTACTTGGTCCACCTCCTCAAAAAGCAACTTAGTTCAGACAAAAACATTTACCTACACTAATGGGTTACTGACGCAGATAGTAGTAGCAGATGGGTCTAGTGTAACTGAGCTGACCAAAACATTAGCCTATGATTCTGATGGTAATTTAGAGTCTATAACAAAGGATTACGCATGAGTGCTACCATTTCACAACCGAACACAGTTCAGATTCAAGTCAGCGGGGCATACAAAGACTTCACTGGTGGAAGTGGTAGTACTACAACTGTAATACAATATGCTTCAGGGGAGGCTCCTGCTAGTGGTGATGCAGGTAGATTTCTTATGTGGAGAGAAACCACTACAGACACAAAAACATGGCAAATTCGCTACATTGAAAGTGCAACGGCAACAACTGTAACAGTAGGAGATGGTGGGTTTTCATCTGCCCCTCCGAGTGGTGCAGAGTTTAGAATGTCGAGTAACCTTGAGGACATAAATACTGCTATTAATGACCAAGGAAAATTACAAAAAAATGGCACACACTACGAGTTTGTAAATCGTGAATGGAAATTAATTAATGATGCATTCCTTGCGGATGTGGACAAGTCTATTGGTATGACGAATACGGATTCAGTCCAATGGAGTCCATCAGCATTTCAAGTGGGAACTGAATGTGCAGTCCAGTTTGGCAGACTAAGTGGTGGTGAAGCAAATGATTCTGTTGAAACCACACAGGGTTGCCGATTGGCTTTAAGTAGTACGAATGTAAGCAAACTAATTTTTGGTGTAAAAGCAAATGGTGATTCTGCTGATGCATATGATGCTTTGGGAGCAATACTTAATTTCTATGGATGCCAAATTGAAGCAAGTCATGGCGCAAAGCCTTTGTTTATCAGAGCAAGTGGCCCACTCCGAATGATTGGTACAATTGTTGATGGAGATATAGGTGGCAGATTTTACAACGAAGCAACCGAACTTGTGGACTGTCGTTTTTCTGGCAATAGTAGCGGAGGTCATGCATGGTCAGCGGCAACAACTCCCACTAGGGACATTGATAATGTATTTTTCTTTGGGAACGACACAGCACTTAAATCATTTCAAGGCTATGATGCTACTTTTAAAAATTGCAGGTTTGCGGACAGTAATACTACAATAATTAATGCGTCTGCGTCTCCTAGTTTAAATTTTAAATTTATAGATTGTACCACATTCGCAGATAATAAAATTTCAGCCAGAAAAGGTAATTACAAGCAGGGCAAATCTATTAATTACGAAATCACTGATTCGAGTGGGGTTGGACTAAGTGATGTGCTTGTTGCAGTTTATGATAAAAACTCACTTTTGCAGACAGGTGTGCAAACATCATCAAGTGGTGTAGTCTCAGAAATTCAGGCAATATTCTTTAATAAGCCACATGGGAGTGGAGTATCAAATCTTGCACCTTTTGATATTCGTGTCCGCAAGTATGGGTACACTTACCTTGGGTTTGCATCCTTGGTTACAGATAAAATAAAACAGGAGATTCGTCTTGTTGTGAACTCTGAGCTAGATTCCACTGAGGCAGAAGCTTCAGCAATTACAGGAATTAATTTAAACTTTTCTACTTCCACTCTAACAATTACTGAAGACGCAAATGCACAAAAGTTGTACGATTATTATCAGTACCAACTTGGCGAGTCTGCAAATATGCAATATGCAGAAACCTTTGTTAAAACTGGTACTGCATTCGATTTAGATGATTGGGACTTGGTTGTGGATGGATGCGTCTACACTGGCAATATTACCACTAGTGAAACTATTACTACGCAAAATAGTGGTAGCATTGAAGGCACTGCAACAGACAAAAATGGAACTACTATTTTACTACCTTGGTCGGTATCAAATGTAGAAGCCACTGCGACAGTTCAACTATACAACATGACCAAAGGGGCAGAGGTAGTAAATATAGTTGCTGGTGGAACACTTGGTACAAAAGTAAGCGAGAGTGGAACCTACTCTACATCTCAAATAGAGGCAGGAGACAACATCCGTTTGAGGGTCACTTGCCAAGCAGGTGCTAGTGCTTTCTTACCTTACGAGGCATACAGCGTTGCCAGTGCATCAGGCATTGCATTCATCGCAGATCAAAAAGCTGACGAGGTTTATAATGCAAATGGAATTGATGGTAGTTTAGTGTCAACACTTACAGCAGATTATCCCAATGTTCAGATAGATATCTCTGATGGTGATGGAGTTGCGGACTCCAGAGAGTTGTATGCATTTGCGGTTTACCAGTCCACCACATCAACTGGGATTGAAAACTGGTTCAATGCAATTACCGCAATCAATGCAATGAATTACAGAATCAATGTGAGTAATGCGGATATTAAATTACAAAACACTGGGAGCAACCCACTAATAATTAGTGGTGCTAGAATCTTCCGTAGTGATGGAACTACCGTTCTCCACGCAGATGCAGGAGATCAACCGATGACTCAAGACACTGGCGAATTGCTTCAGTATATTAAACCGCAAGTTGATTCAGCAATGAACGAAAACACAAAACTGGATGGTGTCTCAAAAAATACGAAACTTATCCCAGCCTTATTATGATAGATTATTGTCAGACAGATGATGAGGTTGCTAAAAACCCAGAAGCAGAAGACTGGTGCAAACTAGTAGCCGCTGGAAATATTCATGCATATGAATTTGCATGGAGACTGTGGTGCTTTAATCACATGTTTGATGATTTGGTTGACCAAGATAAGCAGCCGACAAAAGAACAAATATTTTACGAGTTAGTAGAATTTGTAAAAGAAATTTCATTCAATCCATTTTACAATGCTCACAAAGAATCCATCTTTCCATTACTAGTAAGTCTGGCAAACAGAACGCTTGACGGTGATGAAATGGAAAAGAGTGAATCTGAATGGGACAGGCAAGTTGCTTGCGTTGTAAGATGTGGTGACCTTGATGTGTTTTTGCATATTGCATACCTAGCAGGAGGCTGGGACCACATGAGAAAATTAAAAAATCTAAGAACCTACGATAAGGGGGAATAAGCTATGGGAATGTACGGATCTCCACCAGCACCAGTAACAAATAATTACCAAGAGTCAATGCGTGAGGCATTGCAGGCACAAATCGATTTAGCACCAGACTTGTATCAAGCGGAAAGTGGATTCGCTAAGAATGATGATGGAGAATACGAGTATGTCGGAGGTGGGCGTAAAGAGTATGCGAAATTAGAGGGAGAAATCCAAAGAGAAGCCCTTACAGGAACAAATGGTATAGCATCACTGCTTGGTGGTGACATGAAATTTCAATTTGCAGATGGGCATCGAAAAGCAGGTTATGATCCTGCTGGAAATTTCTTAGGTTCCAGTAAGCTAGAACAAGACTTGATGCAGAGAGCTAAGTCGGATGATCTTGAGCAAAATATTGCATTAGCTACTGAAAACCAACTAGCACTAACAACTGCATTGCGAGGTGGTTCAACTGGGCAAATGCAACAGGCAATTAATAATTTTAAAGCAAAGGCAAATGAATCAAGTGCCCCTGAATCAATAGTTAAGCCATTAGGTGTTTCTGGAAAGGTTGATGCATTAAAGCGTGATGTAGGAAAAATAAGTGGATATTACGATGGGCAAAACGATAAGATTGAAGCAGATGCAAATATTGATCCTGATGTAAGTGCAGACAAACTTACAGCACAAAATATCAATGCAATCCCACAAGTTACAAGTTCTCCTATATCTGGTGCTCGTCAAGTATTGTCACAAAATGTAAGCAATCAATCTGTAGGTGCAGAAGCCATAGGTGACTTAGGAGGTCTAAGATCAACTCTATCAAGTCAAGCAATGTCTGATCTTGCTTTAGGGGGTAATTTGTCTGACGGTGAAAGAAGGCAGATTGAGCAGGATGCACGGGCAGCAGCATCTGCAAGGGGCAGGGGCAGGGATGTTTCTGCTATCGTTGACGAAGTAGCAAATCTTGAGAGTGCAAGAAGAGATAGGCAGAACGAAAGGAGACAGTTTGCACAGGGAATTGCTGGACAAGAAGCACAGTTGCGTGAGAGTGATGTTGGCAGGAATCTCCAAGCTGGACTGGCAAATCAGCAGGCTAATTTGCAATCAGGTTTGGCAAATCAAAATAGTTCATTGCAAGCTGGGTTGGCTAACCAACAGGTCGATATGCAGACTCGATTAGCTAACCAGCAAGCAAGTCAAAGAAGCCAGCAGGCTAATCAAAGTGCTGACTTGCAAAGACAGCAAGCTAACCAGCAGGCAAATTTACAAGCTGGATCAATGAACCAGCAAGCTAACTTACAAGCACAGCAGGTAGAGTTGCAAAATAGGCAAGTGATGAAAGACCGAGACCTTCAAGCACAAGGCATGGAGGCAAATAGGCAGGCACAAATTAATCAAATGAAACAAGCAGGTGAGGTTGCCAACATCCAGACGCAAATGGATCTTGGACGCATGGGTATTGCTGGTAGACAAAATGATCTCGATAGGAATATTGCAATTGATCAAATTAATGCTCAGCAAGAGATGCAAGCTATGGGCATGGATCGTGCGGCTTTGCAAAACTTAATAAATATTGAGCAGGCTACAAGTGCTGATGCATTTATGGCAATCACTGGAAAACCTAGTGGGCAATCTATGACCTCTGGGCAAAGTGCATTTGGTAATGCTTCTAGTGCTTTAGGTGCTGGACCAACTTTGTACAATCCTGCACAGGGTGCTGAGTTTATGGCAAATCAGTCAGCTATGCTTAACTCTTACAATGCCGCAACATATGGTGCGGATCAAGCAATGATGGGATCAATCATTGGTGGTATTGCTGGTGGAGCAGGTGCTGCATATGGTGGTTTTTTATCTAGACCTGCCTGTTGGGTAGCAAGAGAAGTCTATGGAATAAATAATCCTAGATGGATAATGTTTAGACAATGGATGCTTAACATCAGTCCATTCTGGTTCCGTGCAATTTACCTCAACTTCGGTGAAAGGTTTGCCAAGTTCATTAAAAACAAACCAAGATTAAAAGCACGAATCCGCAAATGGATGGACTCAAAAATACAGGAGGGTAAATAACATGGCATCCCCATATTTCCAGCAAATCAGAGTACAGCAACCTGACTTCTCCCCAATCACAAGAGGGGCAGAAGCATATGGAAGGGGCATAGGGGAAGCGTTTAGATCTATTGGAAAAATCGGTGGTATGTACTTTCAAGAGAAAGGGTACGAGCAACAGGTTGCTGATTTCATGCAGACTGAGATGGGGCAGGAGATGATGCAGCAAGCTGGATTAAAGATTGATCAAGATAATCCTAAAGAAACACTAAAACATGCAAAAGGGTTAATTAATTCTTTTGGTGGATTTCAAGAGTTCCAGAATGCAATACGGGCCGACATGCAGGCCGAGAGGTCACAAGAGGTAGCAGAGCAGCAAGATTATTTATTTCAAAAACAAAAAGTGCAAATCGATCAACAGATTGAAGAAAAAGAGCATCTGTTAGATCGATTAAACATAGAGCAAGAACTTGGAGAAAAAAAGAACAGTTATTTCCAGCACTTAAATAAGAAAAATGAAAATGGTGTAAGGCTCATAGATACTGATGATCCTACAGCAGGATTTGATGCGAGCAATCCAGTGGCTTTGCAGGCAGTCATGTCAGTAAATCAAGAGCTTGGGCTGGGTGTTCATAATCCTGCTATTATCGGGATGCTATCAGACTCAGTTGCACCTGTAGACAATATCACAGGAGAGCAATTACCCTATGCAAATTTTACTAGTGAAGCAGATATGTTTAATAAACTAGATCAAGTGTTTTTGACTGAAATAGGCAGAAGGTTACCACCAGAGCAAAGGGCAGCACTCGTAGAGAGAATGAAAGCAAATATTGATGGTGCTGGTGGAAAGAAAACTGTAAGAGAATTATTCAAGCAAGAAGTAGAGTCCAGTGGGTTTGGAGCATTTGCAGAGGCAATGAAAACAAACACTGGGACAATGGGTAATTTTAGAGAGTTGCTAGATGAGTCTTTAGTTACTCTTGATGATGGAACAGTTGATATTAAAAATCCAGTAGCTGCATCTGTCGCACTTATGCAACTGGCAAGAATGGCACAGGGTGCTGGTGTTCTTTCTAATCAAGATGTTAATTTGATCAAAGGTGACCAGACATTGGCTGCTAGTTGGGAAAGGTTGATATCTAAAAATATTGGAGAGACAACTGAGTTGACGGATGACATGATCAAGCAAAATCCAGCTTGGCAAAACTCTCTAAATCCAGACACGGGTGAAGTTTTTCAAGCAGGTGATGAGGTTACTCTTGGGGGAGCAAATTTATCTGCTGCTGACATGAAAATGTTTCAATCGCTTGCTAACAAGTTAGATGACAGATCCAACCAGTTTATTCAAAAAGTAATACCAGACATCTATAAAAATGTTAAGGCAACTTACGGTGGATTTACTACAGGACAATTAAATCAATTTACTGATCTTCATCAGTATATGCCTAATGGACTTGTGAACTTAAACCCACTTTCAACAGTGCGGCAAAAAGACATGCAAGGTATTTACTATATGATGAATCATGAACAAATGACTCCAGAAGAAACCTATAGTACAATTAGAAATATTAGTATACAGAAAGGTGTCTGGGATGAAGATACAGATGGTCCAGCTACAAGGGCAGCTATAAGTGAGATCACAAAGGGTGGATACAGGCCGAGGCAAAACCAGCAAGCTATAGATTACCAGCAATACAAGGGTAAGGGCAGGCGAGTACAAAAGAATATAGATAAAACTATTATCGAGCCAGACAACTTAGAGGCTTCTGGTAATGCAGTAAAAAATGTAATGTTTGGTGCAGGCGGCACGGGGACAGGAATGGCCGCAGTAGACATGGGTAAGGGGATGCTTGATAAATCTAGGATTAAGAAAGAAAGCTTTCCATTTAAGAAGCAGGCACTTAATCGAGTTAAGGATTTAAGCGGCAATGAGCTAAGAACTGTTGCAAAAGATGTTGGTGTAAAAAGTTCAGACAAAATGACTGATACGGTTTTACGCAAACAGGTCACAAATAAAATTAAGCAAGAGGTTAAAGAAGAGGTTGCAAACAAACTTGCGGCAATGGGTGCTAAGAAAAAAGTGTTCTCTGCTCTTACAAAACTTATGACATCTGGCACCGTAGGTTCTGTCATGTTTGTCATGGACCTAGTGCAAGCTGACAACCTGCCAAGGGATGCTAAACTTTCTGCATTAAAAGATGCAGTGAATAAAGCTAAGAAGGGATCTCCAGAAAGAGAGATTGCACAAGAAATGTTTGATCGTGCTTATTACTCTGATCCTAGAAATGTTCGTCCAGAAGAAAAGCAAATGGGGACCAAGGACAGAAAGCTTAGACACTCAGTAGAACTTTACGGACTTTAAGATATGGCAATAGATTTAGGGGAATATGATCCAGATGCAAAGCTGGCCAATGTAGTACTAGGAAAGTTTGCTCCACTCCCAGAGGATATGGAGTACGAACAGTTCCGTGAACGCTGGTTAAAGAACCAGCAGCGAAGCATTGGTGAAGCAACATGGGAATGGGCTAAAGCAGTGCCAGAAGGTTTTGCAGAATATTTCTCTGAAGATGTTTACAATGCATTAAATAATAAGTCGATGATGCGTAGTATGCTTGGCCTTGGTGAGAATGAAGGTGATGCAAGAAAAGCATGGGAATCACTTTTTACTGCAAGTGAAGTTGGTCTAAGAGATTCATATAATACATTCAAGGTTCTCACATCTAATGTAAAAGATTACTACAACTCTGAGCTTTCACAGGAGCAACAAATTGAGCGTGATTGGGCGAGGCAGAAATATGAAGTAAATTATTTCAATGATGCCCGTGAGAAAATGATGGAATCAGTGGCACCAGAGTTCAGAGATGACATGTCGGTGCTTGCTGATTTTCTAGATCCGACAAATTTAATTCCATCTTTTGCAGGAACAAAGTTTTTAAATAAAGGAACCAGAAAAGTTGCCAAGGTAGGGGCAGGAGGTCTTGGATACTTTGGAGGTAAAGTTCTTGAAGCAGGAGGCACTGCAACTGAGAAAGTATTTGGTTTGCCTGCGGTAGGTGCTGAGAAGCTGAAGCTCAAAGGTGCATACCGTGGTGTTCAGGGTGCAGCGTTTGCAGTGGGTGCAGCAGGGTCTCCAGTTTTTGGTGCAATAGGTACAGGGATAGCGGTTACAGGAGTAGGTGAAGCAATTGGTAAAATTGCTTCTAAGACTGGCCGCCAGATGGCAGAAGTTTCTAGGATATTTGCCCAGCCAAGTTCTCATGCAAGATTTTTACATAGGGTATCAATTGATGAAAATGTTAGTCCTGCATTAAGAAAGCAAGCAGCCAGACTGTACAAGATGCGAGGCACAAAGGTCTATGATACTCTATTTGATGGTTTAGTTGCTGGCCTTGGTTCTGGTGCCGCACAGGTAGCACTAGAGGCTGCTAAGGGAAAAGGAGCAGAGGATGTAGGTTTTGCAACTGGTGCTGGTATAGCAATGGGTTCTCCTATGGGTATGCTTGCAGGTGAAAGGGGCAGTGGTAAGTCTACCGAAGCATTTGATGCACAAGGAAATCTTACCGAGAGAAGCCAGCAATCAATAGATAATTATTTAGCTAACAAAGCAGCCATGATGAATAGAGAAACCATCAAGGCATTTACTAAGCTAGATTCGAAATCTAAGCTGGCCTTGGCTACTCTGGATGAACTCAGTGAACTGGGTAACATCAGAATGGAAATGTTTAATGATGAAAAATTCAGAGAAAAAACAAAACAACGGGGTGGTGCATCAGTGCCAGCAGTTTACGATGAGCCAAGTAAAACTATATTTATAAATGAATCGCAAATTAAAGAAGGCACTGAGATAGCATCTGAAATATTTCTGCATGAGTATGGTCATCATTTCATTTCTGACATGCTTAATGCAAGTCCACTTCAATCTCGTAAAATTCTTGAATCATTTGAAGATCCAGACGGTGAAGAATATTTTTTCTACGATGCAGATGAAAAGAAATTA